GCCAACCAGGTGACCACGAACCACCCTGATGCCGGTCTCACCGCCCTGGAAATGACGATCCAGGAAGAGCGGAAGGACGGGGGCACCCCCGAGGTGAACGAGGGCATCCGCGTGCCCACCGCCGGCCAGGCCGAGGGCGGCCCGCCCGCGCCTGCGCGCCGCCGCGGCCGCGCTGCGGCGTAGGCCAGGCGCATGTCTGGCACCGCGCCCTCGCAGGCGGGTTTCCTGCAATGGGTGCGGGACTTCATGGCCGTGCCCACCGCGGCGCTGCCCGACGACAGCATCTTCATCGGGTTCGCCTACGACCTGGCGCTTGCCACGGTGAACCCGGCGCTGGCGGCCGTGCCGCCGATCTACACCCTGGCGGTCTACAACCTGGGCGGCGACTTCCTGGTCAACTGGTGCCAGGACGTGCCGCCCTCGACCTATTGGGCCGAGCTGCGCACCAGCTTCGCGATCTTCGCCTTTGCTCCCGGCGTGGTCACGTCGTCGAGCGACAACGGCACCAGCTCCTCGCTGCTTAACCCCGAGCAGATGAAGGAATTCACGCTGGCCAACCTGCAGAACCTGAAGACCCCCTACGGCCGGCAATACCTGGCCTGGGCGCAGGCATACGGCCCGCTCTGGGGGCTCACGTGATCACGTTGCACCTCGGCGTCATCGACCAGCCGTACACCAGCTACGACGGCGGCAAGAAGGCAGCGAACCCGAACCGGCGCCGCCGCGGCCGCGACGCGATCGCCACCCCGGAGAAGAACGCGCGCACCGTCACCACGGGCCAGGTCGCGCAATGGCTGGAGAACCGCTACCACGTCATGGAGGTGTTCTACGAGGAAGACGGGGGCGTGCTGGATCTGCTCAACGAATCCCTGCACGACGCCATGGAGAACGTGCTGATGGGCGCCCCGGTGGGCGCCAACCCTTTTCTGGAAGCCACCAGCGAGATCCAGAAGCGGTTCAAGAAGTTCATCAGCAGCCGCGCGATGGAGTCGCTCGGCTACCCTGGCGTGCCCACGAAGGCGGCGCTGATGGGGGTCAACAGCCGGCTGAAGCGCCGCCGCGGCCCGCGCCGGCCGTCGTTCCGCGACACCGGGCTATACCAGGCCAGCTTCATGGCGTGGGTGGAGTAGGGCCATGTCGGCGACCGAATCCGCCCGCGCCCGCCACCAGCTCGGCGCCACCATCCAGGCCGGCGAGCGCGTCCTTTCCGAAAACCAGGTCATCACCTTCACGAAGTACATCCGCCTGGTGCTGCCGATCGACGGCTCGGTCTTCTGGGTGCGCGCCGACCTGGCCAGCCCCTCGGCGCTGTTCAACGCGCACCGGTTCAACGGCGGCGGCCCCTACAATGCGCCGCCCGGGCAGCAGTATTCCGCGCCCACGGTCGTGGCCAACGGCTCGCTGCACTACATGAGCCAGGCGAACCAGCAGGAAGCCGACGGCGCCAGCCTCAACCGCGTGCTGTTCACCAGCGAAGTGGAAATCGAGGACTTCAACGATATTGGCCCGACGGTCATGTATATCGGCGAGTGGCAGGGCGTGCGGTTCAGCTTCTCCCGCCGGGGCATGTATTACGAACAGGCGAAGATCCACCACTACGAGGGCGACGCGATTTTCTCCACGATGGAGACCCAGATCATCGACGATCTGGCCACGTTCTCGCCGGCACAGGTGGTCAGCAACTCGCTGCCGCTATGGCTCGACCTGGTGAACCCCTCGATCCCGGTGATCGGGCTCAATGGCCTGCCGTGGCCGGTGTTCCCGTCGTTCCTGGTGACCCAGAACCTGGCGCCGCCCTTCATCGCGGTGCACATCCCGCCCGAATCGACGGTGGCGCTCAGCGGGGCCCCGCTCCTCAATCGCACCCTCAGCCACAGCCAGCTGGTGCGCGAAAAGGTCCGGGTCACCACCTACGGGCTGCGCAACGCCGAGGTGCTGGACTTCTGCGACTACGTCCAGTGGCAGTTCCGCAACCTCCCGCGCCTGGGCATCATGAACATGCCGGTGCCCCGCGATGAAAAGCAGACCCAGGTCGAGCTGGGCGTGCTGGCGCAGAGGAAGACCATCGAATACGAGGTGAATTACCTGCAGGCGACCGCACGCAATATGGCGCGGCAGCTGATCCTCTCCGCCTTCGTGACCTACCAGCCGCAGGGCGGCGTGATGCCGAACCCCGGCCGCTGGAATGCCTTCACCTGGAACGACGGAACCACCTGGTCATGAGCGGAAGCGAAATCGCCCCCGGGAATCCCGCCGACGCCGGCCCGGTCAAAGACGCCATCATGGCGCGCCTGGTGCGCGACGCGAACCTGGCCGACGTGCCGAACAAGGCGGCCGCGCGCGCGAACCTGCAGCTGCGCTCCATGGCACAGCAGGATGCCGCCGCGGTGGCCATCACCGGCGGCGCCCTCGACAACGTGGCCATCGGGGGCACCTCGCCCGCATACGGGCAGTTCGCCCAGCTCGACATGGTGGGCGATTTCACCGCGCCGCCGACCGGCGACTTCTGGTCGGACGACGGCGCGCGGGTTATGCGAGTGAACGACCGCCTCCTGGTCGGCGCGGCCGCGGCCAACGATGCCGCCAAGCCGAACGTCGAAAAGGACTGGCTCTCCGAGCTGATCAACTGGCCGGTGTTCAACGGCACCGCGGCGATCACTTCGGCCTTCGGCACGATCGCCCTCACGGTCGGCTCGCAGACCGCCGACCTGGATCCGGTGGCTGCCGGCACCACCCAGACCACCATCGGCGTAGCCGCCTTTGCGATCGCCAACAATCCCGGCACCTACCCGACCGGCTATTACGCCGCGTACGGCTTCTACTCCGAGGCGCGGGTCTATCCGGGCACCGTCTCAGATTCGTTCGCCGCAGAGTTCGAGGCGATCAACATGTCGGGCACGCCGAACGGCACGCCCACGCCCTACCGGGAGCTGCTGGTCGGCAGCGCGCAGGCGCTGCGGCTGGGATCCGGCGGGGGGCAGGGGCTGGACGTCGATCCCGCCATCTCGGCGCTGGCGATCGTGCCCAACGGCAGCACCTTCAACGCCGGCATCGTGTTCGCCAAGGATGCCCTCACCGGCGCCGACGGCACCAGCGGCTTTGGCGAGGCGATCGCCATGGGGCTGGGGCACCTGGTGTCGTGGTATGCTGAAGGCGACGACAACAACGGCGCGCGCGCCTTCTACATCACCTCGACGATCGCCGATGCCGACAACGCGGTCTCGGTGCAGGCGCAGGACGGCGGCCTGCTCTTCCTCCAGCCCGACGGCAATATCGGCCTGGCGATCTCCACCGTGGCAGCGGCCGACAACGGGATCTCGATCACCCCAGCCGCCTCGGGCCAGGCACCGGCGCTGGCGGCGATCGGCGACGGCAGCAACCCGAACCTGGCGCTGAAGGCGCGCAGCGGCGGCCGGTTCGAGCTCACCTGCACCACCCAGAACACCGCGGCCGCAGGCGCCGGGGGCGCCACGCCGGCCAACGCGGCCGCCTTCATGCAGGTCACGGTGAACAACGGGTCGACGACGGCCAACTACGCAATCCCGCTCTACGCCGCCAGCTGAGGACCCCATGCGCCGCATCCCCCTCAAGAACGTCATGATCCGCCTGGCCGGGCAGCCCGCCGACGCCCCGGACATCGAGTTTTCCTACGCGCGCAACATGATCGGCGTGATCAACGCCGCAGCCGGCGAGCGCGGCCTGCCGCTGTCGGAAATCGGCCGGCTGCTGCGGATCCTGGGCCCCCTCGATGATGCGTGGCGGGCGGGCGCCGACCACGTCCTGCTGGAGGACGCGGATTGGGAGCACCTCAAGAAAGCCGTCGATGGCTTCCGCGGCTGGCGCATCGTGCACGAGGTGGTGCCGGCGATGGCGCGGGACATTGCGGATGCAGAGTGCATCGCGGCGCATGCCGTGGTATCGGCGGAAACCTGATTCCTCAACCGCAAGGAGCGGACCATGCCTCAGTCCCCTTTCCAGACGCGCCCCGGCCTGAATGAAGGAGTGGCCAAGTCGCTGGCCGTGGACGGCGAGGGCCGCCTGGTGCCCGGCTTCACGACCGTCACGCCGACCGTCGCGACGGGCACGATCGCGGTCTCGAACACCTTCCAGGCGTGCCTGGCGGCGAACGCGAATCGCATGCCCGGCGGCAGCATCACCAACAATGGCGCGGCCACGATGCAGGTGTTCTTCGGCGCCACCGGCGATGCCACGGCCGACAAGGCGGTCGACGTCGCGGCCGGCGCCACCCTGTTCCTCGCCAACGTGTTCGGGCCGAACCAGGTCTACACCGGCGCGATCGCCATCACCGGCACCGCCACCCAGACCTTCGGCACCGTCGAGCTGACCGCCGCCGCCTGACGCCCGGCCGCACCCGCGGCCGCCTGACGCCTTCGTCCCCCGCCCTGGAGGCTCTCGCCCATGTCGAACAACATCGTCACGGTGAACGTCAGCCAGACGATCGCCCCGGCGCCGTCCACGCTGCAGAAGACCGGCGCGCTGGTGAGCCAGGGCGGCACGACGACGGCGCCCGGCACCACCACCCTGCTCACCCAGGCCAGCGACCTCGATGCGATCCTGCGGGCGCCCGCTGCGATCTCGTCGATGGTGTGGTCGGGCGGCACGGTCACCGTCACCACTGCCGCGCCGCACGGAATGACCACCAGCGACGTGCTGAACCTCACGATCGCCGGCGTCACCCCCGCCGCCTACAATGCGAACGACCGGATCTGCACGATCACCGGCGCCAGCACTTTCACCTTCCCGCTGGTCAGCAACCCCGGCGCGGTCACCGTGCAGGGCACCTGGGCGCCGATCGGCGTGTCGGTCCTGGAAGCCATGGTCAACACGTTCTTTGCCCAGGGCACCGCGGTCAGCGTGTACGTGCTGGAGCTGGGCAACGTGCAGACCTACGACGCGGTGGTCGCGCTGGAAGACTTCATCGAAGCCAGCTCGCCACAGTTCTTCTACAGCTACCTGGTGCCGCGCACCTTCGCCTGGGACTCGACCTTCCGCACCCTGATGGCCAATTTCGAGGCGACCAGCGCGAAGACCTACTTCTTCACCACCATGGCGCTGGGCAATTACACCTCGTTCGACGCGACCATGAAGTGCGTGATCGGCCTGGTGGAAGCGCCGCTGACCCCGCTCACCGAATTCTCGCTGGCGGCCGCCTTCTACCGCTGGCTCAACTACAACCCCAGCACCACCAACAAGGTGGCGCCGTTCGCCTTCGGCTATATGTTCGGGGTGACCGCCTATCCGATCCGCGGCAACGGGGCCACCTTCGCCGCGCTGAAGGCAGCGCACGTCAACTGGATCGGCACCGGGGCCGAGGGCGGCATCACGAATACGGTGCTGTTCTGGGGCACGACCATGGACGGTCGCGACGCGACCTACTGGTATTCGGTCGATTGGGTTCAGATCAACATCGACCTCGACCTGTCGAACGAGATCATCAACGGGTCGAACAACCCGATCAACCCGCTCTATTACAACCAGGACGGCATCAACCGCCTGCAGGCGCGCGCACAGGCGACCATGAACCGCGGCATCACCTACGGCCTGGTGCTGGCGCCGGTCACGGTGAATGCCGTCGACTTCCCGACCTACGTGGTCGACAACCCGAGCGATTACTCCAGCGGCAGATATGCCGGCCTGTCGGTGAGCTACACCCCGGCCCGCGGCTTCACCGAGATCGTCTTCAACGTGAACGTCACCGACTTCCCGACCGCCTGATCTGTCGCCGCCGTAACCAGGAGCACCGCCGATGGCTGCCAACCCGCTGGTCGACCAGGGCACCCTCAACCGCATCCGCGGCTCGGTGGTGATCCCGAACGTCCCCACCCTCAACGTCACCGCCGCGTTCCTGGGCAAGGGCGCGATCTCGGTGGCGCTGCAGGGCGAGTCCACCCTGTTCATCCCCACCCTCACCGGCGCGGTCACCAGCCCGGAACCCTACATGATCGCGAACGTGACCGTGCACCTGCTGAAGACCCAGCAGCTCTCCACGCTCTACAAGCAGCGCATGGAGCTGGACGCGCGGCTCGGGCCGGTGCAGATCATCCCCGATGCCGTCGGGTTCCCGAATTACGACTTCTTCAACGCGGCCATCGCTTCGGTGCGCGAAATGAGCATGGCCGGCGACGACCCCGGCTACGTGGTTTCGATCCACGGTTACTACAATACCAACTCGACCCTCTGGAACCTGATCTAGCGCGGAGACGCCCTGATGCGCCTCGACGACAACCTCAACCTGGTGATCCCGCTGGAGCGCGGCAGGCACGAGATCTACGTGCACGTCGCCCCGCTCTCGCGCGAGGTGTTCGAGGCGCATTGGCTGGTGATCGGCAAGACCTTCGCCACCATCAACGCCGAGGGCCTGTCGATCATCGCGGGCCCGCGCCTGGCCGGCCTGGCGCTGAAAAGCGTCGCGCAGTCCATGAAGGTCTGGGACGGGCCCGAAGGGGTGGAGCGCACCCTGGTGGCGGAGATGGTCCGCCTCTCGAACGTGGTGCAGCCCGGAGAAGCCGGCTGGGCCGCGGTGCCGATGGCGGTGGCGCTGCAGCAGGGCACTTTCAGCGACCGCGAAAAAGCGGAGGTGATCGGCGCCATCGTTTTTTTTACGGTGCTCTCAGCCATGCACCTGAAGAAGACGCTCGTCCCCATGCTCAAGAGCATGGGCGACCTCTGGGGAACCCGGACTACCTCGTCCAGCTCTACGGAGTTCGCCGCTTCCTTGCCGACATTGACCGCTCCCGGGAGTACTGGCGGGACGGCGCCGGGCACCTAGGCGCCCTGCTCGACTGGCTGGGCAACGAAGGCTGGCCCAGCTTCGCGATCCAGGCCGGGCTTGAGCACTACGCCAACGCGCATCAGTTCCGGCAGCGATACCTGATCGCGGCGGCCACCGGCAGGAGTTCCTGATGCCCACCAGCATTCTGCAAGTCCAGGTCGACGACGAAGCGTTCAAGAAGTTCCAGGCCGACTTCGAGAAATACAACGCCACGGTGCAGACCCTGCCGCTGGCCTGGGGGCGCATCGAACAAGCCATCAACCGCGTGGCCGAGCGGGTCGACTCGCAGACCGAGGCGCTGTCGAAGGTCCTCGGCGCCACCGACAAGGTGGTCGACAGCCAGAAGGAGTACAACCGCGCCCTGCGCGACACCGCCGGCAGCTGGGGCAACATCGCCCGCTGGACGCGCATGGCCGTGCAGGATGGGCAGCGGCTGCTCGGGATCTACGGCGCGATCTCCAGCCGCATCACGAACACCGCCGTCTCCCTGCTGCGCTGGGGCACCGTGGGCGCCCTGGGGGCGGGCCTGGCGGGCGCAGGCGGCCTGTGGGGGCTGTCCAGCCTGGCAAGCGCCGCAGGCGCCACACGGCGCGCCAGCCAGGGCCTGGGGCTGGCTCCGGGCGAGCTGCGCGCCTTCGAGACCAACTACGGCAAGATGGTCGACCCCCGGGGCATGCTGGGCAACATCTCCAGCGCCAGGCTGGACCCCGACAAGCGGTGGGCCCTGATCTCGATGGGCCTGGATCCGAACGCCAGCGTGAGCGAGCTGGCGCTGCAGGCGCCGCGCCGGGCCCGGGAGATCTACGAGGAAGGCGGCCAGAGCACCGCCTACGCCCGGGCCCGCGGCCTGCTGGAGATCTTCACCGAAGAGGACCTGCAGCGCCTGCACGCGATGACAGTGCAGGAGATCGAGAGCAGCCGGCAGATGGTCGAGCAGGACCGGCGCCGCATGGCCGTCTCGGACGCGCTGGCGCGCCGGTGGCAGAACCTGGCCATCCAGTTCGACCGGGCCAGCCAGGTGGTGCAAACCGTCTTCCTCGATGCGCTGTCGCCGCTGGCGCCCGAAATCGAGAAGCTGTCCGACGCCTTCACCGAGGCGGTGAAGACCGCGCTTTCGCTGGACGTCATGCGCGGGGCCATCAACGCCCTGGCCACCGGGATCCGCGCCGCCGGCACCTACATCAGCTCGCAGGAGTTCCTCGACGATATCCGCAAGTTCGGCCAGGCGGTGGAATCGGTCTGGCGCGCGGTGTCGCGGGTGGCGTCGTGGATCAACGGGCTGTTCGGCGGGCAGCAGCAAGAAGCGGGCATGGGGCAATACGGCATCCCCTACTCGCGCCCGGCCAATGCGCCGGCGATTCCCGACAACGTCGTCGGCGGGTTCGACAACCCCGAGGAAGTGGAGCGCCGCCGCCGCGCCTGGTATTTCGCCGGCTTCCCGGACACCGACCACCTGGGCCGCCGCGTCGGGACCGAAGGCTACGACCCGGTCGGCGCGGCCGAGGTGCGCTACCAGCTGCCCGAGGGCCTGCTCGACGAGATGTGGGCCAAGGAATCGCGCCGCGGCCGCACCATGGGCCCAAGCCCGGCCGGCGCGCTGGGCCACTTCCAGTTCATGCCGGCAACAGGACGGCAATACGGGCTGAACCGCCCGGAGGACTTCAACGACCTCGGCCGTTCCGCCGCGGCCGCCGGCCGGTACATGTCCGACCTCCTGGTGCGCTTCCAGGGCGACCTGGCGAAGGCGGCCGCCAGCTACAATTGGGGCCCGGCCAACGTCGAGCGCGTGATCGCGCAGCATGGCGATCGCTGGCGCGAACACCTCCCGCGCGAGACCCGCGATTACATTGCCGACGTCGTGGAGCCGATCATGTCGCGGCTGCGCCGGCACGCGGCCGGCCGCCGCGAACCCGAGCTGCCGCAGCAGGCGCCGCGGGTGGACCTGCGCATTGAAAACCCCGCGGGCGCGCGTGTATCGCTACAGGGGGCCGCAGCAAGGGCACCGCAATGAGCGAAAGCGCCTTCACCTCCGTCAGTCGCGAGATCTTCAAGCTCAGCTACCAGATCAGCCCCATCATCCTGACCGGGCGCAGCAGGATCACGGAGTTCATCCCGGGCGGCATGCTGCCGATCATCGCCATCACGGAGTCGATCAACTTCGTGCGCGGGATCCTCAGCGGCGGCGGCGACAACCTCGATCTGAATGACTTCTTTGCCCACTTCGAGCCGCTGCCCAGCAGCACGCTGATCTCGAACCGCGTCGGCGACTACCCGTTCGCCAACCAGCGCGTGGCGGCGAATGCCATCATCTCGGATCCGCTGAACGTCTCGCTGCGCATGGTATGCCCGGCTCGGGGGCCGGGCTCGATGCTCACGAAGCTGGCCACCATGTCAGCGCTGCGCGCCACGCTGAACCTGCACAGCACCACCGGCGGCACCTACATCGTGGCGACCCCGGCGTTCATCTACCTCAACTGCCTGCTCACGGATCTGCGCGACGTCACCATGAACACTGGCCGCCAGGTCCAGGCCGAATACCAGCTCGACTTCACCAAGCCGCTGATTACCGAGGACGAGGCGTTCGGCGCGCTCAACGCCCAGATGTCGGCGATCGCCGCAGGCGTGCAGACCGGCGGCGGGTCGGTGGGCGCCGGGCTCAGCGTGGGCCAGCCGCTCACCGGCGCGGCCGCGCTGCTGCAGGCGGCGGCGCGCAACCTGGTGGGCGCCGGGCTGCAGCCTGGCGTGGGCCCGGGCCCGCTGCCGTATGCCGACTTCGTGGGGGGGATCCTGTGACCACGACCCTCGTCGACTTCGCCCCCAGCCCCTCGGGGCCGTTCCAGTTCCGCGCCGTGCTGGACGGCGAATCCTACAACGTGGTGGTCACCTGGAACCTCTTCGGCCAGCGCTGGTATGTGAACATCTACACCGTCGATTCGATCCTGCTGCTGGCCACCGCCATGGTGGGATCCCCGCTGGACCGCGATATCAGCCTGACGGCCAACTACACGACCACGAAGCTGGTGTGGCGCCCGGCGCGGCGCCAGTTCGAGGTGATCGACCCATGAGGGCGGCGCCGTGCGGTACTACCTGATCAACATCCGCCGCCCCGCGCGCCCGGCCGCAGGCGGCCGCCCGGCCGCCCCTGCCGCCCTGCTGCGCACCTACCGCACCCAGGACGAGCTCTCCCAGATCTTGCCCAACGCGCTCGACGTCGACTTCGACATTCCGGTGACCGACTTCGCAACCCCCATGGGCGGCGGGCATGTGCGCGTCTACGGCATCGACCTCGGCACGCTGGCGCAGGCGAGCGACTTCAACCTGATGGAGATCGAGGTATTCGGCGGCATGCAGCGCGGCCTGCCGCTGGCGAAGCCGGAACAGGCCGGGCTGCTGATCGCCGGCACCATCCAGCAGGCGTTCGGCAATTGGGTGGGCACCGATATGACGCTCGACCTGATCTACACCGCGGGCAACACCCAGCCCGAGACGCCGACCAACCTCACGATCGACTGGCGCGCCGGGCAGCTGCTGGCCGATGCCATTCGCGCCACGCTGCGCGCCGCCTTCCCCGACTACACCGCCACGATCAACATCAGCCCGCGCCTGGTGCTGGCGCACGACCAGCCCGGCTTCTACGGCACCCCGTTCCAGTTCGCGCGCTATGTCCGCGACATCAGCCGCAGCATCATCCGCGACCCAGGATACCCCGGCGTGCGAATCCTGCTGCGCGACCGGCAATTCGTCATCCAGGACGCAACCACCCGCACCACGCCGATCCAGGTCGAGTTCAACGACCTGGTGGGGCAGATCACCTGGCTGTCGGCCAACACCTTGTCGGTGACCACGGTGATGCGCGCCGACCTGCAGACCGGCGACTTCATCCGGCTGCCGGCGCAGCTGCAGCTGCTGCAAACCCTGACCACGCCGCAATCGCAGTCGCAGGCGCGCGCGCGGGATCCCTTTGCCGGCGTCTTCCAGATCAACAATGCCAGGCACACCGGGCGATACCGCGGGTCGGGCGGCCTGTCGTGGGTGACCACCTTCCAGGTATCGGGGCCGATTCCAAATGTCTGATGCCTTCATCAAGAAGCCGCTGGGGCAAAGCCTCAACGACCTCAGCACGAAGCGCGCCGAGGACGCGATCCAGCTGCTGGGCAAGGCGCTGCCGGCGTCGATCGTGGCCGTCAACAAGGCCGGCACCATCGTGACCGTGAAGTTCGAGCTAGGGGCGATCCCTTTCACCCTGCCGCGGGTGCGCATGCCGGTGCTCACCACCGAGTATTTCCGGGCGCCGCTGCAGGTGGGCTGCCGCGGCTTCGTGATCCCAGCCGATGCCTACCTGGGCGGGGTCTCGGGGCTGGGCGGCGGCACGGCCACCCTGGCGCGGCAGAGCAACCTGGGCGCCCTGGTGTTCGCGCCGATCGGCAACATGGACTTTCAGGACGTCGACGGCAGCGTCGCCACGGTCTATGGGCCCAACGGGGTCACCCTGCGCACCCAGAACAGCGCGGTGCGGCTGTTGCTGACCCCTTCCGGGGTCACCATCATCGTGCCGGGCGGCCAGGTGGCCGTGACTCCCTCGGGAGTGGCGGTGACAAACTTGACCGTAACGGTCACCGGCGGCGATGTAGTGGCCGACGGCATCAGCCTGAAAACCCATCGCCACGGCGGCGTCCAGGTCGGTGGCGGCAATACGGGAGTGCCCATCGCGTGAGGACCTATGGCCGGCTGCCCCCGGACGAGACCGGCTACCGCCAGTGGGTCGAGGTGCAAACCCAGGCCGACGGCGCCAACGACTACGTCTACATCACGACCCTGACGCAATGCCTGCAGCTGATCCTGGGCGAGTCCCCGTTCTTCGCCAACTACGGCATCCCGGCCGAGATCTCGGTGATCCAGCAGATTTTCC